ATCGCAGCCCTCGAACAAACAGTCGCCGACAAGGATTCCATCATTCGTGCCAGCGATGCCCGCATCCTCGCCATGGAGCGTCAAATTGCCAATATCAACGCCTCAGATCTCTCCCGCTATCCCTTCGCCATTGGCGCAGCTGAGCCCGATAAAAGAACAAATGTTTCCCCATACCCGACAAAGAAACCGTGAAATATCATTTATACAATGGGATACCGATGTTTCTGTTCGAATCCCAACGGAATCACGAGACGGCAAACAGAGGACCGCCAGAGAGCATGCGGAAACCCTAGAAAACAAATTGTTTCTGGCGGTTCTTATAAAAAATCAGAAATTGGGATAATTTGGTGGATTTTGGTTTGTTTTGCACAAATGTTTCCCCATAGTTTCCCCAGTGTTTCCCCATAATAACTAAAAAAGTAAAACATGATTAAGACTAGTATTATATATAACCATAGAGGCAGGTTCGGAAAAGACGGAACAGCCCCTGTTGAGATTCGCGTGACTATCGACCGCAAACCATACTATATTAATACGGGCGTGCGCGTGAAACCAAAGAATTTTAAGTTTGGAAGAGTAGTAAACTGCTTCGGTGAAAGCGACATGAATGAGAAGCTGGAAGTGATGCTTGGTCGTGTTGACGCAATTGTGACTGAATCTTTGAAAAATGGCAAAGGTACTATTGACGTTGCTGAAGTACGCAGACGTGTGTGGTCGCCTGACACAAGAAAAAAGAACAGCGATGCTGAAGATATGCTCGCATGGATGGATGCTGAGACGGAAAAGCTGAATGTTGCTGTAGGCACGTTAAGGCACTATCGGGTATCGGTCTCTGCGCTGAAGGAATCAGGTGTGATGAAGCGATGGTCTGATTTGACCATTGAGAACATACACCGTTTTGATGCTTTCGTACACTCAATCAGGAAGCATCGGACAGATGCTGAAATAAAAATGGGCAAGCCTGTGGAGTATATCAGTCAGGCCACCGTCCGCAACTATCACAAAGACATCAGGTCTCTGCTCAGCCGTGCTCTGAAGTTTGGAATTATCCCCTCCAACCCTTACGACCGTATGCGTGGCGAGATCAAGCGTGGCGATAAGGAATCAGTGGAGTACCTATCAGACGATGAGCGCAAGGCAGTCGAGTCAATGAATTATGCCGATGGTACAATGATATGCGCTGCCAGGGATATGTTTATTTTCCAGATGTACACTGGCATGGCCTATTCAGACATGCAAGCATTCTCGCTTGACGCATGTAGACGTGATGGAGATAATTATATCATAGCAGGGTGTCGTGTAAAGACAGGAATCCCATATTATATCCAGCTGCTTCAGCAGGCATTGTCTGTCGTTCAGAAATATGGAGGGTCACTCCCGCAAGTTGCCGTTCAGGTGTACAACCGCAACCTGAAGAAAATAGCAAAGGATGTCGGTATCAAGAAGCGAATGACCAGTCATGTTGCACGCCATACCTTTGCTACTTGGGCACTGCACAACGGTGTGCCTATCGAAATCGTTTCAAAGATGCTAGGACATTCAGATATTAAAATGACACAGAGATATGCCAAAGTATTGGCAAAAGACGTTTACCAACAATTTACAAAACTTTCTACATTATGAAAAAACTACTATTCCTCATGCTTGCGTTGATGATGTTTGTATCATGCGAGCAAGACAAAGACGAGCAACAATATCAGCAGCTCGTCAAGTTTAACGTTAGTGCTTCGGGTTGGCAATTGACAACACGCGCTCTCACGGCTGACGGTCAGGACATGACTGACTTGTGGCTATTTGACTACATGGACGGAGAGTTGGTCAATACTGTGCACCAGGCTTCAACTGATGACGACTTTGGCACGCCGACAATCTCAATGAAAAATGGCACACACACCATCTACCTTGTAGCTAGTCGCGGAAAGTCGCCGGCAATCAATGGCACTATCATCGAATGGCAGCAGCCAAGTGATACATTCTGGAAGGCTGTTACATTGAATGTCACTCCTAGCACAACAGAGTCCGAAGCAGTTCTTGGCCGAGTGGCTACTCGTATGCGCGTCATTGTTACTGATGAAGTACCAGAAGGAACTGCAGAGCTCGTCATTACACCCGACATTTGGCTATACGGATTTAACTATCTTACAGGTACAGCCACATCAGAGCAGCACACCGAGCGAACTATCAGCATACCATCGTCGTACATTGGCACATCAGGTCAACTTGTTGCATCCATCTTTGGACTGAGCGACGATGCAGAATGGATGACCAACGTATCAATCACTGCAAAGGATGGTGACGGCAACAGCATTGGAACGGTAGCCCTGTCAAACGTTCCATTCCTTCGCAACAGGACAACCGAGGTGTCAGGCAGTTTGTTCGGTAGTAATACGAATTTTTCTGTTAGCTTGAACGATGTGTGGCAGCAGTCTTACACGTTAGGATGGTGACAACAAGCATAACAAAAGATGCGGCAAGCCTTTTATGACTTGCCGTTTCTTTTGTTTTCAGCCTTGATTTGCTCACGTATCTCATTGATAGCTTCCTCGTCGAGTATCTCATCCTCTTTCTCACGCTCCCACGGAAAGCGGAACCACGAATAGATGTCCGGCGTGTTCTTCGATCCAAACGCGAAAGCAGCGTTATAAGCCACAAGCCTTGCCTGTTCCCACGACGGACGGAGCCTGCAAAGGTAACCTCGTGTGATGAGCAAAATCTGCCAATACCGTAAACGATAGAGATATTCATGCCAGTTAATCCCGATCTCGCCCACGACAAACTGGAATTGTTCATGGGCGTTAATCAGTTTTTTTCTGACTCGGAATTTTCAGTCTTTACAACTTCAGGAACGGCATACCAATCGCTTCTCAGCTGTGATACTGACGATATGATGCTCTTTACTTCTGATGGTGTGGCAGCATACAATACATAACGTGTCACGTCCATTCCGTCTATCAGTGGAGGATTGTTATCGTCGATGGTGTACGCTGCGATGATGGCTGCGACACCGAGTCTGATGTAGTCATCAAGCGATGCCTCCGGCTGGTTGTAGATGGTTTTTCCGTCTTCGTCCTTTACGATGTTTCCTTCATCGTCAATTTCTGGCTGTGGAATAAAAACGTTCAAGGACTTATGGGCCAGTGCCTCAAAGCCTGTCTCTGCGGCTGCGCAATAGCGCATTTTCAGTTTATTGCCGCCTAATGTGATTATCGATTCTGTCATAGTTCCATTTTTTTGTGGCAGGGATATTGCTACCCCTGCCTGATAGATTTAACCTCCTACTTCGCTGCTGCTGACTGGCGTTCCCTTGACAGGCTTGCTGTTCATCTGCATCTGGATGGTGTAGGTGACGTTCTGCCTGTTGGGAGCATTCACACTGATGTCGTTGACGATTGCCTTGCAAGTGTAGGGCGTGCCGACGGCTGAGCGGTTTTTTGTTCCGTTTGTCGGAGAGAATTCCACGTCTACCTCCTGCCCGGCCAATACCAAGTCAAGTGCATTCTCGCCATTGATACCATTTGAGTCAGTTTCTACTGAATAGAGTGCATCGCACGAAATGTCACCAGCGGTGCCAGTCACTTCCTGCTTCTGAAATCCTCCCTCAGTATCTTTTGTGCTGGCATCCTCCAGCGTATTACTGAGGTGATACGTGCAACTGGTCGAAAAGGCAATACATTTAGCCGGCGACCCGATTAAGATTCTTAAATTCTGTCCTTTCATAATTTTTTATCGTTTAGTAATACAATTGTAGTTTAATCGCATGTAATTACATGGCTTCACGGGGTCATACATCTCATCGGAAGCTGCGAACGACCACTCGATTGGTGTCAGCTCGGGCGTGGCGTTTTCTTCCCATGCTTCAGCGCATCTTTCGCGCACGGCTTCTGCCATCTCTATGAGATCGTCGTGGCTCTCTGCTACGCACAAGATGCTGACGTTTGCGCTGTCTTCATCACCTTCCACTCCGTCGTCTTTGGTATCTGCATTGTTGTTGACTTCACCAGGCTCGATGATGATATATGGGATGGTGTCCTCTTCCTCGTCGATAGTCGGTCTTGCCGGGATAAAGATTCGGTCATCGACAAATGCCCTGACTTCATCGCTGTCTATCAGTACATGGTGAAAGAAATCTGCTGTTCTAAGGCTCATAGCTTTAACATGCTTGGTTAATGATTAACTTGATGATATACTCCATCAGTCTTCCACCGATGTATCCTTGCAAGTAGGCAGCTTGTTCTGTTCCAAGCTCTACTCCGTAGTACTCGGCTACGTGAGCCTGAACATGGTCAACCTCGTGGTCTACGGTGTTCAGGAACTCACGCAAGCTGGTGGCACGTCCGATGCAAACGATGCTCTCTTTCCATCCGAAGCTGGTGAGCGTATAGCCTGCATTCCATCCGCTCAGATTCTTAACGGCATCGTCAATCATTTTCTCTGGTGCACCGGCACTACGCAACAGCCTTGACACTTCTCCCATGTCTTCAGGCCACACGTCATAGAGTACGGTGACATTCCAGTAACCTTCGATGGAAAGATTCTGAGCTTTCATTTCTCTCTAGAGTTGATTGCGGTTCTCGGCTCC